CGCATCTACGTCTCTCCATTCACCCGGTTGAATAGATTGAGCATCATCTCTAATTCTAATACCACGCATTTTAAATCCTGCTGGTAAATTAGATAAAGTTCCTGCATCAATTAATTGTCTTAAAGCAGATGTGGCTGTTCTTGATAGCCCACCGATCATATGAATTAAACCAAATCCATAAAATCCTAAACCCGGTAAAAATTTAAAATGAACGAAGTATTGAATTTTATTTTTCTTAACATCACCTATTTCATAATTTCTACGAATAGATAAAATTTCACGAGAGCTTTCTTCTATCGTCACAATGTAAGGAAGTTTAATTCCAGTCATTTCCCCGTTGGGATCACGATCTTCAAAGCCCTCGAGATCCAAGTTTACATGACATTCTACTAATGTAAAGATATCTTCATAACCCGATTTAGTAACTCCTTCAATTTCTCTCTCTTTTGATTTTACATCAGATGTATCTGTAACAGAATCATCACTTGGTAATAAATCTAAGTCTCTATAAAATCCTGCGACTTGTTGTTTTCTTAATTCATTTGCAGAAATTTTTATTGTATGCATGATTGCTTCAGCATCATCTAATGATGTCGCTGAATAAGGAACAACTAAATCTTCTGCTGGTACAAATTTAGAAACAGCTCTTCCAAGTAAATCATCATAATAAACTTTTTTAAAAGTAGATCCTGATAAAGGTAAATAAAATAACATTTGATCAAACTCTGGTTCATATTCTCTCATGACATCCATAATTTGATAGTTCATAAAATCTTTAACACGTACAGCTTGATCTTCTTTTTCTCTAGAAGAGTTTCCAATTATTTGAGTTCTAACTGGTCCATCTGCTGGTAATAATTCTTTGTAAGCTAAAGCTTGAAATTGTGTAACTGCTTCTGCCAATACTGGATGAGTTGCACCACTTGCTCCTTGAAATGGTTCTGTTCTTTGATCATATTTAAATCCAAGTAAATCTAAACCTTGAGTATAAGTTTGTTCCCAATCTTGACGTGATGTTTTATAATCTAAAAAATTTTGATAAAGTTCTGAACCTAAAGGTCCTAAAACATCTTCCGGTAATAATTCTGCTAAGTTATCAAAATGGTTTACACTTTCACCTTGATTAAAAGCTCCTGGATTAAAATTAATTTCAACACCACCATCTGACGTTGGAGTGATTTCTGTATTTTCTGTACTTGGAATAGATTCTTGAAGTTCTACAATTTCTTCTGCAGAAGCTTCTGGATTTTCTATTTCAATTTTATTTATAACTTCGTTTGGAAGCGATTTGTCTATAGTTGCCATTTAATTTCTCCGAGTTCACTATCTTAACCTTATTATACGTAACATTCAAGCCCTGTGGGTTAGGACCTGATTTAGGTGGTATAGTTGTTGTTAATTTTTTCATTATATTCCAAAAGAAGAAGGAGGAAGATTAGCTCTATATCTTGCAATCAATGAATCTAATAAAGAATCTCCTGTTGTCTGATTATATAATGGAGCGTACTGAGGTAATGTAGTTATTCCACCATCACCTCCTGAACTTTGTGATGGTCCACTTTGAACAGATGAAGATTCTTGAGTATCGTCACTTGGTCCTGTTACTCCTCTGTTAGCAGCATCTACTGCTGCAGAAATTCCTCTTGCAGCTAAACCTGCAACTGGTCCAAAAGCAAGACCTGCAATTGTTGACATTGGATTGTTCACTGCATTTGCAATTGCATTTTGGACTGCGTTTGAAAGAGCTCCCATTACTCCTGTATTTGCTGCTGCAGCTGTTGCTGCATCTTCTTGATCTGCTTGAGCTTGTGTTGATACATTGTCTGCTGATATAGATTGTGCCTCCGATTGTGCTGCTTCTTGCGCTGCATCTGGTCCAATACCAAATCCACCTTCTGCTCCACCAGGTCCTGGTCCTGGTCCTCCATGTCCTGTTCCATCATCTGATCCCCCTGGTCCACTGTCTCCTTGACCTGGTCCTCCGTGTCCAGATCCATCGTCCGATCCTCCCGGACCACTATCTCCTTGACCACTATCTCCTCCTGAATCTCCACCAGACGATCCTCCATCTCCACCCGATCCACTACCTGATCCTTGTAATGATGGAAGTCCAAATGGACCTTTGTTAGGTTTACCTTTTAATGAACCATATAAATTTAAATCTATTAAAATTTTTTGTTCATCTTTTGTAATATATGAAAGATGTGCTATTGGATGTTTAGGTGATGATCTCCAATGACGAGGAGCATTTACTGTTTTTTGTTTTCCTAAATAATTAAAAACTCCACCTTGTTTTACAGGTTTTGTCTTACTAGGTTTTTCAATATTAATTTCGTAACTAATTTTCTTCTCAATCATATTAATAATATGTTCTATTTACCCTTGTGGTAGGCTCATCTTTATAGTCTTCTGGATGAGAAATCAACCCACCTTGTCTAAATCTCATTAATGCCTGGGTCATAGAATCTACTAAATCGTCATTATCTCCATGTGGAAAGGCAGCGCATTCTTCAATAACTTCCTGTGCAAATTGTTTACCTTTTGGTGCCCATATCTTTCCAGATTCAAATAGAGGTGCAACAGCATTAACTCTTGCATGTTTATCATTTCCTTTTGATGGTGTGTAATTAACAACGGGTATTCCCATTTGTCTTAACTCATAAGTTAATGGAAGACCCGATGCTTTAGCTTCAACTAAAACTGTTTCAGGTTTCCAATACATATATTGTTCGTGAGCCAGGCGCCTTAGTTCAGGGAACTCTACACGCTTCTTAATTGAATCAAGCAATATTAAATTTGGACCAGAGTCTTGATCTGGATAGAATACACCCCATGTTGTGATCGCCGAATAATCCGCAGTTTCTTTTTTTAAGAATGCAGTATCATAAGATTGAATTACATGTTCAATTGCAGGCACATAATCTTCTTCCCAATCTTTCCACCACTCACGTTTAATAATGGCTCCTTCTTCTGAAGTTGGATTTTGCATGTATTGAGCATTCCACTTAGAAACACCTGCTGATGCTTTAACTGCTAATAAATCTTCTAACTTCCAATATTGTGGCCACACTGCTTTACCTGATGGTAAGATTGCTGGAAATTCTACAACTTCCCATTTATCAGCTTTATCTTCTGCTCCTTGAGCCTTGAGCAATTGTGCAGTTAAATCTTTTGTACTCCATCTCGTCATAACTAAAACGATTCGTCCACCCGGTTGAAGACGTTGACGTGGACCTGAAGTATACCATTCATATGCTTTCTCAAAAGCTGTTGAAGAATTTGCATCTTGTTCTGAATGTGGATCATCAATAATGAGTAGATCAGCACCCCTACCGGTTACCGCACCTTGGACACCGACAGCAAAGTATTCACCACCTTTATCCGTTTCCCAACGACCAGCGGCTTTTGAATCTTCTTGTAATCTTGTATTAAATATTTCTCTATATTCAGCTGAGTCAATTAAGTTTTTTGTTTTACGACCAAACCTAACTGCAAGTTCTGCTGTGTGAGTTGCTTGAATAATTTTTAATTTAGGATCATTACCAATCATCCATGCAGGTAAAAAGTAAGAAGCAAATTCTGATTTAGTATGCCTCGGTGGCATATTGATAATTAATCTTTTTAATTCTCCTGATCTTAATCTATTAAATTTATCTGCAATAGTTTTGTGGTGGGAGCCTTCAATAAAATCTGGCCAAATATATTTTACAAATGTTAGAAAATCAGAACGAATATTTTTGTCTGTATTCTTTTTAATAGACATTAGAAAATTTAATTTAACTCTTTTTCTAACTTCAGGGTCTTTAATATTATTTATATTTCTAAGTTTTTTTAAATTTTCTTTATCAAGCATAATATAATTATGGTACCTAAATTGTTTTTAACACCCCCGGGGGTATAAATCCATAGATAATTTTATAACCTATAGGGTCCCCTTATATGGTACCTTAAATATTTTTTACCCCTCCCCCCTACTTAGAATAAAAGTAATTTAGAACTCAAAATGAATTTATTAACTATAACTATGTAAATCTTAGACTAAAGGGTATGACTGGGACCCCTTTAATTGATTTACCCTCTCCCCCCTCCTTAGAATAAAAGTAAATCGTAAACCCATTGGGACCTCTATGGTGGGGGGGTGAGTCCTTGGTGGGCCCCGCCCACATGTATATATTATCGGTAAGGGTGGGCCCCGCCCACAAGTATTTAATAGTGGTAAATATATCACAGAATATCCTATTGAATTATAATACAAATATCTTTGATATAATGTAAAATAGTTCTTGCATTAATATCCTATATAATCTATGATGAAATCATAACAACGAAAGAAACAATATGGAAAAGAAAACAAACACACTAACAGTAGAAACTAAAAATCTTTATGGAAATGATTTAGTTTATCCTGTTTGTGATAAGGCAAAATTGTTTGCTAGTATTGCTAACACTAAAACATTAGGAGTTAATACAATAGTGTTAATAAAAAAACTTGGCTATAATTTTGAAGTAATAGGTAAAACAATATGAACCTTGATACTGAAATAAATATAACTGATAACCTTGCTCAACAATTTGTTGAGCAAGGGCTAACAACAAAGGAAAGTGAAATACTTTCCTTTATTATAACAAAGTGTGATGATACCATTATGGATATTGTCGAAACGTTTGAGGAGAGAGAAACAACAAAGGTAGTTTATGCTTGAAACAATAAATGAGTTATATGATTACTTTATAACTTTTGCCTCGTTGTCCTTGTTGCTTGTTGCATTATTCTATTGGATAGTTTTATTAATCAATAGAAAACAAGAAAAGGACTTTGATACAAAGTATAGAGAAACACGAAAAAAATAGTCTTAACAACAACGCCCAGATAACTGGGCGTTGTTCATTCTTAACGAAAAGAATTATTTAGCAATTTGTGTAAAGGACTTTGGCACACGAACCTCAATTTGTGCCTTGTTAAATATATTCTCTAAGTTCTTCCAAACGTCATCAATAGACAAGCCAGAATATAAAGTATTTCTAGCGTCCTCTATTCCATTTTGTAGATATTTAAAGAACTTGCCCTTTTCAGAGTTTTTATATTTTTCTTCAAGTTCTTGCTGACAAGCTTTTTTAAGATTACTTATCACTTCATCTACAGTATCAGCACGGCTTGAAATCGACCAGTCTCTAATGTCTGACCATTGATTAACCTTTTCAAGTAATGCTTGTTTTCTCTTAATAGCATTTTGATTAAGAGCGGTCTCTTTTGCGTCTTTACTTAACTTAAAGTCCTGATACTCCTTTTCGGCTTGTTCAGCATCTTTAAGTAGTTTATCAAGTCTTAAAGTAGATACGAACTTATTAAAGTCCTTCTCTAATTGTTTACCTACTTCAAGTTCACACTGTGAACGTATTGCACTTTGCTTTTCTTGGAACTTGTTATTTATAAGTCTATCTAAATAATCAAGTTCTTGTTTTCTTATTGGTCTCATGTTTGTTTTCCTTTCGTTGTTGTTCTGGAATTATATCCTATGTTATCCTATATTGTCAAGCTCTAAATTAATTTTATTTTTTTTTAAGGTGGGGTGGGCCCCGCCCACAAGTATTTAGTAGACCTGCGACAATATGTCGCATTGACAAGATCTTCGGTGGGCCCCGCCCACAGGTATTTAG